CAAGTCCGACATAAGATTCGGTATTTCTTTCAATAAGTGTTTCAGAAACAAATATTGTTCCAAGTCCAACCCAAGAAGCAGTATATTTCTCAACAATAGGAGTAGTTTGTTGAGAAATTGTAATTAGACCATCAGTTAGATAACCTTGATATACATTGATTTCTCTGGTAGAAGAAATTCCAGAAATTGTAAAGAGTCCTGTTCCAATTTCTGTTGCTGGAGTAAAGCTTTCATTAGCACCAATTTCAACTCCATCAAGATCTCCATTTCCAGCAGTGCCAATACCAAGAATATAAATTGTACCCTTAGCAAATATAGGTAAAGTTGCCCTGTAGAATGTTAATTCTTTGTCATCATTAATTCTAATAGTTCCAATACCGGAACTTGGATCAGTACCTAGAGCATTTCTTGGGTATATTGGAGAATAATAATGAGTTTGAGCAATTCCTGAAGATATATTGACAGATCCTTGAGCAATATAAGTAGTTCTACTATAACTCCAAGATTTGCCAACAGATGGACCTCCAGGATAAGTTTCAGTATCTTGAGGACTGAATCCATTAATAATATTAATTGACCCAGAAGCAACATAAGAATCAATTTCAGATTTATCAGCAATACCAGAAATTTGAATTCCAGTTGTTCCAATACCAATATTTTTCTCAATACCATAATGTGGTGTATAATCAATTTGAGGATGGGTAAGTTCTCCGTAGAATGTAAAGAGTTGTGTATTTTCTGGTGTATTTGCACCAAAAGATTCTATAGCATTACCGAGAATATTAATTGTGCCGCCGATAAATCCAGTTCCAATTCCAGAAGTAGGAATAAAGACGGTACTGGATTCTAATCCGGTATCGGAAAGAATAATAGTTTCAATGCCAACATAAGATCTAGTTCTGGCGAGTACAGCAGCAACTACTTCTGCCTGTTGATCCAAGAATATAGTTCCAACACCAACATAAGAATCTACTTCACTATAAGTAGAAATTCCAGTAATATTGAATGTTCCACCACGGCGTCTACCAAAACCAAAGGAATCAGTTTCACTATAAGTAGCAGATCCGATAATGTTGATTGTTCCACTACCATCTGGAGATGGGGTATAGTCAACATCTGGATAAACTAAAGTAGTTCCAGATAAAGTTATTTGTCCATATGGATATAATGCTTGTACTTCTGAAGAAGTTGAACCATAATCTTCCGTTTCACCACCAAGTATAGTTACAAATCCATAATCATCAGATGTTTCCGATAATCCTGATGATATGAATCCGAAACTTGGAGTAATATCAGTAAAGGTTGAAGATTCATTATATGAATGAGTTCTAGATTCTAAACCTGTTTCAGATAGTGAGATTGTTTGTATATCAACAATACTACTACTGATGAAGGAAACATCAGAAATTCCAGAAAGATTAATTGTTCCACTACCAGAAATAGATGGAGTATAATCAATATTTGGAGCAACAAGTTCTCCGGAAATAACAAATAGTGTTGTACTATCATTACTATAAGTAAGTGGAATATTTCCAGAAGATCCAGAAATACTAATAGTTCCAAATGGATTTATTGTTTGATTTTCACCTAATCCAGTATCCAATCCATAATCAATAGATTCTCCATAAGGTTCACTTGCAAAACCATAATCAATGATTTCTGATATTATTCCAGTAACTAGTAAGAAATCTTCAGAAGAATAAGATAATATTGAAGACTCATTATAATCATAAGTAAAGGACTCAACTTTTTCTCCAAATCCAAATAGTGTACCTGAAGTATCATCAGGACTATAAGTGACTTTACATTCTGCAGATCCAGAGAAGTTTTTATTTGTATAGGCAACATCAGCCGAACCACTTAATGTTAGTGATCCAAATGGAATTACAGTACCAAACTGTATATTTCCACTATCTTCTTCAGCGGAATATAATTCAGTAATCAATCCATAATCAATAGTTGAAGTTACTGGACTTGAAATAGATCCGGAATCTTCGGTAACAACAGAGATACCGGAAGACTCATTATAATCATAAGTAAAGGACTCAACTTTTTGTCCAAATCCAAATAAAGTACCCAAAGTATCATCTGGACTATAGGTAACTTTGCATTCTGCCGATCCAGAGAAGTTTTTATTTGTATAGACAACATCAGCTGAACCACTTAATGTTAGTGATCCAAATGGAATTAGAGTACCGAACTCTACACTTCCATTATCTTCTTCTCCAGAATAAATTTCTGTGATTAATCCATAATCAATTGTTGAAGTTACTGGACTTGTGATAGATCCAGAATCTTCAACAATTGTTATTACGGATGAAGACTCATTATAATCATAAGTAACAGTTTCAATTTTTTCTCCAAATTCAAATAGTGTACCCGATGTGTCGTCTGGACTATAGGTAACTTTATATTCTGCAGATACTGGATAGAAATTTAGATTGAAGTATTCGGTTTCTGCAGATCCACTTAAAGTTAAAGAACCAAATGTACTTAAGTTACTAAATTCAATACTTCCACTATCTTCTTGACCAGAAAAAGATTCGGAAACTAATCCATAATCTAGAATAGATGTTGTTGGACTTGTAATAGATTGGGAATCTTCAATGATAAAAGGTACAATAGAAGATTCATTATAATCATAAGTAATAGATTCTTCTTTTTGGCCAATATTCAATAAAGTTGCAGTATTTTCTGGTGGATTATATACAACTCTATAGTTTGCTCCAGTGTTATAAGTTTTTATATTTGGTGGATCTATTACTAACGCAGATCCAGAAATATTAACTTTACCAAAGGGACTTAATTGACCACTATCAAAAATAAAATTGTAATCTTCATCACCCTGATTAGGACTTTCAACTAATTGTCCGTAATCTATGGAGGATGTGGAAGGATTGGATATTGATGAAAAATCTTCGGATACAAATGATTTTGAGGAATCTTCGTTATACGAAAATCCAACTCTTTCTGTAGAAAATACCGAAATATCTGATGTTACTACTGGAAGTTCGGGTTTGAATGTATTAACAACTAATCTACTTCTAGACTCACCACTTATTTTTATATTAGTTTCTTCTACAACCTCATTGATGGGTGGAATATACGTTACAGCTTCCAACCCGTTATTAGATAAAGAAATATAAAGACTATTTTTATAACTCTTTATTAGGTAATTTGCAGAAATACTGGAAAATGATATTACTCCTGTAGAAGATCCGGGAGATACATTTAAATCGTAATTATATAATATTTTTTCAGAATACTCAGATCCAGAAGTAACTATGAGTGGGCCTCCTTCAACTCCTCCACTCCATATCTCTGGATTTGGTTGACCTGGGGATGTCATTTATAACCTCCCCCAGATACATCTGGTATTACTTTTCTTTGCAAATCATTAGAGAGTTGGAAAATGATACTAAATCCAACCCAACGAATAATTATGCCACTAAAAATAATTGATTTAATATTAGGATCAAAGTATTTTTCAAATACTGAACATGATTTATGATATTTTGATGTTTTATTAAATATTTTTAATTTTCCAAAAGGAACTATAGTTTCTGTACAATTTATCATATACAAATCAGTACAGAATTCAACCTCCTGGTATAAATTTCCACAATCATCAGTTTCCCAAGAGGAATTTGATAAAAGACCAAAATCTTCTTGGGAATATTCATTAATAGTAGATGAATTATATTCGTAAATATTCATCTTACGAAAACAATAAGAGAATTTCTAACAAAAAAGGGGATTGTCTTATTACAATCCCCAAAAATTCAATGATATACTTATTTATGAATCAGTCAAGAGCAACGTTAAGTGTAATCTTGATTTGGTCTCCATTATTTTGGATACTGTAAGGACCGTTTGTAAATCTTTCAGCATACATGATTGAACTGTAAAGAGTTGCACTATTAAGTCCTACAGTTGGACTTAATGTTGGCGATAGTGAAGGGGTTGTATAGAATTCATTAGCATTTGGAACACTGAACACAGTATAAGTTCCAGATGCAGTTGTAGTGTTACCAGTTCCAGCCGCAATATAAAGTACGTCACCAGCTACTAATCTGTGGCCAGTGGCTGAAATTTTAGAAAAACTGAATGTAACACTTGGATCCGTAGCAACCTGAATATTATCGACAAGAGCTTTGTCCAAATAAACAACTTTTAGAGCTCTATCAATACCGATAACTTGAGTTCCTGTTTGAATTCCAGCATTACCACCAACAATCATTCCCAAAGTCAAATCATCAACACTTTGGTCTGGATCAATTGTGATATACTGATTTCCAACAACTCCAATTACTGGATCAGTGTTATCTCCTTTAGATACTGTGGTTCCAATGCCAACAGAAGCAAAGTGCTGAACACCTTGAACTGAAACAGGCATATTATTTGCACGAGTTACATAGTAACCATAAACATCACCAGCATCTCCAGTAAATGTAAATGTCTGTTCTGGATAAGTAGCAGTAGTTCCAGAACCTACATTGTTGATTCTCCAACGAGATCCGTTTAGAAGAATACCTGTTTGTGATGTATAAGATTGATCCGATCTATTGTTTACACAGTATGGATAACCAGTAGTTGGTGCATATCCATAAGCGTTAGTATTACCAACTCCATATGGTTCAAAATAAGCGGTTGGTGATGGAACATCCGATTCCGCTGGAGTCGTGTTACTAGTGAAGAGTTTGAGAACAAGGTTTCTGGGAGATTGATCAGCCAAAGATGCAGTATGATTATTCTGAGCAATCAAATACCTTAGTGATTCAATTTCTCCAATATTGGGAACTAATAGTGCCATTTAAACAACTCCGTACAACTTGGTGACGTTTGATAACTATCTTTATTTATAATTTTAATTTTAAAGAGATTAGAAATCGATTTATATTATTAACTGCAATAACATCAAAAGTCAAGATATCGCCAGCAACAATAGTCGTATTCCAATTATTTAGGTTATCATCACGAATTTTTCTAGAATTTGTCATTTGTGGATAAACTCCACCTACTATTGATGTGAAGGTTGGGAAATTACTATAATTAGATTTTTTAATATCTAGAGTTAAATTTCCTTGTTGGTCCGATAAAATAACCAAAGATTCTATAACTCCACTAACATCCAGAGTAACTGAACCTTTATTTCCTGCAAGCATTGCAATAGAACCACTATCTATGACATAATTAATAGTTCTTGTAAGATCTGCAGTTGTTGCAAGAGCTATAATAAAAACATCATCACCTGGATTTGGAGAAACCGTAAAGATAATATTGTTTGTTGATATAGTATAATCCTCAATTGGTTCCATTACGAGATTATTTTTTACAACAATAAGTTGTTGATCATTAACAGGAACATAAGAATCGCCAGATGCATATAATCCAAAAGTATGAGCGATTCCAGTGAATTGCGAATTAATATTATCAAGAATTATGTTTCCATATTGAATGGATTTGGTGGGAATCTCATAATCTACACCAATTCTATAGGGTCCAGGTTCATTTAATGTTACTAAGTAATCGGTCATTATGACACTCCTGGGGTTACTAGAACATTTCCTTGAACAGCTCGGGACCTATATGAATTGGGAGAAATAAGAATAACATCATAGACATATCGACCACCTTCAATGGCATCTGTAGCTGTATATCCCATTGAGACGGCAATTTTTCCATTTAATCTATCTACAAAAGAAAGAGTTAATGGATATGCAGTAGAAGAAGATGGATGTTTTCTAATAGAAGAAATTCCCGTATAACCAGTCAAATTTAATGGTGCATTATTAGTATTCCTGATTGTAAAGGTGGCTTGAAAGTCAACCCCTTGTTCAAGAACTAAGTTTACATTCCTTGCCGCCATTATTAGAACCCGTTTT